ACTCGACAGGCGTCGTGCCCGGCTGGTGATCCGGTTTTGTCCAATATGGATTCATAAGCCCCCCGGCTCGTTTTCTGCCCTACGTGAACGCGACGGAAATCTCCTGATCGACCACGCTGTCATCAATCGCAAGCGGGACGGTCCGGTTGCGGATGCTGTCATTCTCGCCTAGCTGTTGGTCGGTAATATAGGTCGAGGTGGCCGGCGTCGACAGTGCGATCCGGTTGCCGGCGACGCTGCCAATGGTGCCGGAAAGGAACGCGAACCGGGTGCCGGCGGAGAACAGCAAGTCGAGGTCGATGACCGAGTCGAGTTCCGATTCCATGACCAGTTCGCCGGTCACGTCGCGATCGGCGACGATGACCTCGCCATAGCCGTCGGCCGGCGTGAAGGACGGCGAGGCGGACAAAACGTTGTTTAGGTTGAAGGTCCACGAACTGACCGTGACCGCGGTCACGCCGTTGATACTGACGGTCATGCCGAGCGCCGCGCGCGGCACCTGGGCGTTGTAGACCGGCACCGGCTGCGTCTGATCGGTCGGTTCGGTGAAGTGGCCGAGGAAGGAAAAGTGCGCGTAGAGGATGCCGCCGGCCTCGACGGTGAACGAGACCGTGCCGCGGCAGCCAGTCAGGATGTGCCGCTTCCGGCCGCCCTCGAAGTAGTAGATCGTGACCGATTCGTGGGCGGTCGAGACCGGCTGGTAGGTGACGGACGTTACGGCGACGACGGTCTCGTCCATGCCGCACGCCTCGAGCAGCGCGCCGACCTCTGGCGCGGTGCCCGCGGTGCCGCTGCCCTTCATCTCGCACTCAAACGTGAGGCGCGCCAGGCGGCCGCCGTAGACCTTCTGCAACTTGCCGAGCGAGCCGCGGATCGAGCCGCGCTCGTTCATGCGCAGTCCTTCGGTCTGTAGGTTCGGGTTGCGGATGAATACCGCGTTCGTGCCGGCGACCGGAACCGAGTCGGTATTGTAAACGGACTCCGTCTTGGCGAGGAGGACCTCGTTGGAAACTCTCAAGCCACCCATTGCTGTTTCTCCTCAGTGGTCCGCGCTATTGCGGATCGGCGTAATTCATCCGGTAATGTACCGACCAGCGGCAATCCATCATGCCGCACATATTCTCCGAAATCCCGTCGAGTATCGGCGCGTCGGCCCCGCCGTAACGGGTGTCAATGACAAAGGTCAGGCCGAGTGTCTGGTCGGCCATCAGCGCGACGTGTACCGCGCGGCGCACGTCTAGCAACTGGCCGATCGCATCCTCCTCCTCGTCGCCGTCGTCGACCTTGACGACGATCCGGAACGCCAGCGACAGCAAGCTATCCAGGAACGCGAAATTAGTCGCGCCGTCCTCCTCGAGCGCCGAGTCGTCGCCGATGGTGATCGACACCGCCGGCAATTCCTGATCGTCGAGCGACAGGGACAGCACCCGATGTTGCACGACTTTCACGCCCGTCAGGAGCGCGTGCGCCGCGAGGATCGCGGCCGCGGCGTCGACGATCTGTTCGGCGCGGTGGGTCACTTTTGCAGGACCAGCCTGGTCGCCCCGGTTCCGTCAGGCTCGAGCCGTTGCACGCGATAGGTCGCCCCAGCAATCTCGAGGGTCGCCCCCTTGCGCAACTCGAGCCGTCCGGCATCCGACGACCGGCACGTGAAAACAGGCGCGCGCCCCTCGACCCCTGGACTGCCCTCGACCTCGATGAACTCGAGGTCGAATATGCCCTCCAGGTCGCCCTTGCTGGCTTTCGCGGCAACCCCTCCGCACGCGCGGATGGTCGCCAGCCGGTCGGCCTCTGATTCCAGGTCCACGCTTTAGATCGTGTACTTCGGATGACTCAGCAGTTGCACGCCGAGCAGGGACGGACCCGTAACGATCGTGCCGACGTACCTGATCCAGCCACGCGCGAAGCTGGCAGGGATCGTGTACTTGCGCGCCGTGTTCGCGACGTGCGCCGTGTAGGCGCCCTCGTTCGCAGCGATCGCCGCGGCGCCGGTCCCGGAACCGTCGGTGGCGTCCTCGATCGACGGCGTCAACGAGCCGGTGATCGCGCCGGGATTGATGACGATGACGAGGTCGCCCTCGTAGGCGCGCACGTCGATCCACGCCGACGTGGCCGCGGCCGTGTTCGCGCACGATGCCGCGATAATCATCTGCACGATTGAGGCCGCCTGGCCTTGATTGTTGAGCATGGTCCGCTCGCTCCTGTTGTTCCGATTCCGTTATTTCGACTTCTTGCCGCCCTTGTCAGGCGGCGCCGCTTCGCTGGCCGGCGCCGGCGCCGGCGCTGCCGGTTCGGGCGCCACCGCCTCGGCCTTGCCGACAGCGATCAACTCGCTGGCAAGGCTCGCATTGCACTCGATCAGCGCGCCGACCGCCTGCGCCTTTCCCGCGATGTAGAAAGCGCGCAACACCTTGATCCGTCTCGTCGCCATGTTTCTCTCCGGGGTGCTGCCCGCGACCAGCGCGGAGCCGATCGCGGACAGCACTGTTGTTTCCTCTGCCGTTGCCCCTGGGTGCCGCGATCAGGTAATCGAGGTCGCCAGGGAGAACGCGAACGGACGGCGTACCGCGATGTCGACCGTGTAGATCGCACGAACGCCGATGATGCCCGCCTGGAAGTTCGCGAACGGGTTGACGTCGACTTCTAGGACGCCCCACTCGCCGATGATTGCTTCGGAGAAGTCCCCGAACAGCATCGACGCGGCGGCCATCTGGTTCGAGGTCATGGCCGGGAGGTTGAACAGCGAACCGTCCCAGATATTGCCCTTCCACAACCGCTCGGTGCCGGTCGTCGGCAGTTCCGGACGGACCATCAACAGGCCCGCGACCGCCGGCGTCGTCACGTATGCCGGACTTGACGGCATGACGTTGTTCGCTGCCACGTCGCTCTGGAACTCGATCACGCCCGCTGCCGCGAGCGACGTGCCGGTGACGGCGCCGATACCCGCGGTGTTGACGATGCCGGTCGGCTGACCGCCAGCGCCCGAACCGCTAAGGCCCGCCAGGTCGACCGCCAGCGCAACCGATGCGCCCAGGTCCGACGTGACGATGCCCTCGGCGTCCGGTGACGACTGCAAGGTCAGCTGCCGGCTGATCTCCGTATAGGCACCGACGGTTTTCGGCGTCAGCGCGATCTGCACGAACGTCTGTTGCGACTCGGTGATCGTCGACGCCTCGTTCGCGAGCCACACCGCCGTCGCCGCCACGCTCTGCCGTGGAATGGTCACGCTGCCGACCAGGCCGGAGAGACGCCGCGCACCCGCGCGGAACATGATCGACCGATTGCGCAGGATTTCGACGAAACCCTGATTTTCGGTGACGACCAGGTAGCCACCGGCGCCCGCCGTCGCGACCGTCAGGTCACGCTGGCCGAGATGCCGGGCCGCTTGCTGCGGGGTAACGCGCGGGTCGCGCATGACCTCGAACGGCACGAAAAAGCGGTTCGGGTTCGGGGTCCGGTTCAACTTCGACGCGACCGCTCGGCTGCACTCCAACTCGAACCCGGCCTGGGTCCAGTCCTTCTCCACGCACGCATTGATGGCGCGCATGAACGAGAACCGACGCGCCTCGCCGGCACTGAGACCGAGCGCCGACGCCGGCTGCGGGTTCGTCTGCCCGCGCTCCTCGATGATCCGCACCAGGTCGTCGCTGACCTGGTCAAGCGACAGCCCAGCCGTGACCCAGTAGTCGCGGATTTTGCTGTCAATCTTGTTCGCTTTGCAGAGGTTGTCGATCCCGCGCTTGCGCGCGTTCTCGAAGTCCATAGCCGACGCGCCACCCGCGCGGCCGTGGTCCTGTCCGCCCGGCACCGCCGCCGGTGCCGCCGGCGACGCCGCCGGAATTGCGGCCGCGGGGGCCGCCACGCCCTGTCCAGTTTCCATTGATCTCTCCTGCATTGTGGCGGCAGTCTCCGCCGGTGAAGAAGCGAGGACCGTCCTCGCCTCCGATTCTACATTGCCGCGGCCGACGCCGACGGATGAATCCGCCGGCACGCCGACCAGGCTGGCCTCGAACGGTTCCCAGTCGACGACACGGTACACGTCGTCGCCGCCTTCCTTCGATGATTCCAGCTTCATCTCGAACACGCGGTAGCCGACCGACGTGTTGACGAGGATGCCATCGTCGACGTTGCGCAGCGCGTCCTCGGCGACGCTTGCGCGGCCGAACCGGACCACCGCCCGGCCGACCTTGTCATTGCCAACCGACGCACTCTCGATCACGCCGACCACGGCGCGCTGGTCGTGATTCATCAGCACCGGCGCGCGGCCGGACTTGATAAACCCCATCCGCATCGAGCGCGGCGAGTGGTCGAGGATTTCGCCTCCGAACCAGCGCGGCACAACGGCCTGTTCCGACGAGAACGACAATTTCCGGGTCCGGTTGCTTGCGTCAGCCATTGGCATCCCCTTCGCGCGTGAACGTGCCGTCGACCGTATGCAGCACGCAATCGCGCCGCTGAAACTCGCCGGCATGACGCGCGAGGAACCGCTGCGCCTGTTCGACCGTAACGTCGCCGATCGCCAGTTCCCGACCGTTCGGAAACGTGATGATGCAACGGCGCAACGTCTCGTTGTAAGTCATTGTCGGACTTGTATCTGTCATCGTACCGGCCTCAGTTTGCCCTCGAGATTGAGAACGCGCCGCCCGGCACCATGCCGAGCCGCACCGTCGTCGTCGTCGTCGGCGCCTTTGCTGGCGCTCGAACTCGGCTCTTTGTCGTCGTCCTTCGGTTCGGCTGCCGGCGCCGGCGCGGCACCAGGCGCCGGCACGGCCTTCGGATCGGTGTCGAATACCAGGCCCGCATCGGCTGCCATCGCGGTCTCGCGCTCGCGCTGTTCGATGATCTCCTCGAGATCGGCGCCTGCTTGCGAAACCACGTCCTGCTGGGTCATAAAGCCGCACCGCACCGCGTTCTTGTATGCCTCGACTTCCTTCGTCGGATCGACCCAACCCCAGCCGCGCGGCCGGAACTTGACCGCCGCGAACTTGCGCGGGTCGGCGGCGTAGTCGTCGACCGTAATGCCGGCGATCGAGCGCGACAGCACCGCCGCCTGCAACCATGCGCGATGAATACGCTGCCGTGCGACGGCAACGAACCACCCCTGCAACATACGCCAGAGATCGCGGTCATCGAGCAGTGCCAAGCGCGACGACGAGTAATTGCTCTGTGAATAGTCGCGCGATAGCGATTCATAAGTGCAACCGACGCCGGCCGCCATCTCGCGCAACATATAACGCATGAACGGGTCCAGCTGCGGGTTCGGCGCGGTCGGCGCCGAGTCGTGCCACTTCTCGCCGGGGTTCAGGCGTTGCACGGTGCCCGGTTGCAACTCGGCCTCGTAACTGCCGTCCGGTTGCTCCTCGGCCAGTGAGTCGAGATCCTCGGAGGTCTCGATGATTCCCATACGTACCGCCTGCCCGCGCGCTCGCACGACCTCGGCCTCGGTGTACCCGTCGAGGTCGTTCAGCCTCCGCACCACGGTATGCAGCCACGGTTCGCCGCGGGTTTGCGGCCAGCGGTTGACGACGGCCAGGTGAATGATCTGATCCGCCGGCACGCGCTCGATCTCGTCGCGCGCCTGGCCGGTCCACCGGATTTCCGAGGGGTGCTGGGTGCGCAAATAGTACGCGCTCGGCCGAAAATACCGGTCCATCTCGACGCCCATGCGGACCGAGTTGCCAGGCGCGACCGCGACGTTCGCGTAGTGGTATTCGTCGGCGATGCGCTCGGCCTCGATCAACTCGAGCGCGAACGGAATATCGCCGGCGCCGAACGCGCGCGGGTGCATCCGGATCAGGACCTCGCCGGCCTCGAATACTTGCCCGATGCACTGTTGCTCGAACGCGGCGAAGTCTAGGCGCCCGCCGGTATGGCACGTGTCAGCCTCGCCCCACTCGGCGAACGTCTCCTCGATCGCGAGGTTGACGCGCTCGTTCAGGTCGTCGCGGGTCGTGTAGACCTGGGCTTGCAACCCGATCCCCTGGCCGATGACGTTGTTGACGACCAGCGCCCGCGCCCGCTTCGCATAACTCGAGTCGCGCACCAGCGCCCGCGAACGGCTGCGCAGGCTGGTCAGGCTCGCGACCAGTTCCGCGTCGGCGCTGGTGTTGCTGGTCGTCCACCCGGCGGTCAGGCGATCATTGCGCGCGCCCGCATACATACGCTGCTGGCTTACGCCGACCGGTGCGCGCCCGCGCGCCGATGGCGGCGGATTGCGCGCCGCCTTGCCGATTAGCGCGCGCCAGGCGTCGGCGAGTGACTTCCAGACTGGCGTGTAACGGCTAGGAGGCACGGCCGAACCTCGCGCGAATTGTCCGACCACGTCCGGATGCCAATGCCGACTCCTCGGCGCGCACTTCGGCGCGCATTGAATCCCGCCAGGTCAAGAGTTCCTCCGGCGACAGGCGCGAGATCGCGCGGCCGTTGATGCTCATCGACAACTGGTCCTGGGATGCCTTGCCCTCGATGGTCGCTTCCAGTGCTTCGAGTACGCGCCGCGCCCAGGTGCGCGTGTCGCGGGTGCCGGCGGCGGCCGGGTCCGGTGCGACCTCGACCCAGCCTTCCTCGATTGTGTAGATCGTCGAACCGTTGACCGCGCGCACCCGGTACAGGTAACGCCCGGCCGGATAGGCGGCCGTCGTAGCCGCGGCGATGCTGAAACTATGCGTGGCACCGACCGGCGTGCCGGCGATCGAGAACGCCTTGTCCTTGTTCTCGAAGTAGTACGTGAGGGTCCAGGTCGACGCCGGATAGTCGGAAAGGTCGCGCGTCCACAGCCAGAGATCCCCAGCGATCAGGCTCGACGGCACTTGTTCCGGCGTATCCATTCAGCGTTTCCACCCTGTTATCCAGTTGCCACGCTTGCGAGGCTGCGCCTTGCGACCCGGCCTGTCCCTCGCCTCCGGCGTCGCCGGCTGATCCGGCGGCGGCGGCACCATCTCGACGGTCGTCTCCTGTTTCGGCGCCGATATTACACCAGCGCGCCGGCGCAGTAAGTCGGCACCGCCGCGGCCGATCATGGCCGCGTAGCCGTACACGGTGCAATCTAGACCCTCCTGCCGGATGCCGGTATTTTTCGGCTTCCAGGTCCGGAGGCGCCGGCCGAGATGCTGGCGGAACACGACCGTCTCGGATGTCAGTTGCTCGAACCACTCCTCGTCGGTCGTGGCGTCGAAATGCACGAAACCCGGACCCGGCTCGATGACCTTGCGCAGCCGGCCGTAGATGATCTCCTTGATCGTATCGACGCCGATCGGCCACACGTCGACCGCCACCTTAGTCCCGCGGCCTGGCCGGCGCGGCCATACCAGGCGCCCCGGCCCGCCGACGCCCTTGATCGCCCACACCCGGTTCCGCTTGCGCCGCGCGCAGTAGCGGTAGACCTGCTCGGTGAAGTGCCCGCCAGAGTCGACGCAGCACGCCTCGATGACCAGTTCGCGGCCCTCGTCGGTGCGGTAGCGGCGGCGCAGAATCTCGTCGTGGTCGGCCCACAGTTGGCCCTGCCCCGGATCGCCGCGGCTGACGATATGCTCGACGCGCCACCCCTGTTCGTCGGCGCCCCAGCCCCACACGGTCGTCTCGAGGCGGTCGTCCTGCACGTCGGTTCCGGCCGTCAACAGCACGACGCCGGAAGGAATGGCCGAGGCGGTGTAGGTCTCGCGCCGGTTCGCCAGCTTGCTCGAATCCAGCGTTTCGCCCTGGTCCTCCCAGGTCTCGCCCAGCGCGGTATTGATCCAGGTCTGCAACGTCTCCGGGAACCGCTTCGCGCGCAGGAACTCGCTGACCATTTCGCGCCAGGAGGTCCACGTCGAATACAGTGCCGACAGGTGAAACCCGGCGATCCCGCGCGACGGCCGCGATGCGCGCCACTCGCCGCCCAGGAGCATCTGCAACTTTCCGGCCTCCTCGATCTCGAGGCCGCAATTCACGCAAACATAGACGGCCAGTTCCGGGCGCCCTTCCGGCCACCGCACCTGCGCCCACATAAGCCGCTGGAAGTGGCCGCACCCCGGACAGGGGCAGAAGTAATAACGCTGGTCCGATTGCTCGAACGCGGCCTCGATGCGGCTCGATCCTTTCACGGTCGGCGTTGACCCTATCAGGATTTTCCGATTACGGAACGTCGCCGTCCGGCGCCGCGCCAGGTCGATCGGGTCGCCCTCGGTGCCGGCGCTGGTCGGAAACCGGTCAACCTCGTCACAGAGGAGAATCCGGATCGGTCGCATTGCCAGGCCCGCCGGCGAGTTCGCGCCGATGATCGTCAGGTGGCCGCCGAGGAACCGCTTGTGCAATAGCGTGTTCCCGGAGTCCCGGCTGCGCGGGTCGGCGATCCGGCCGCGCAAAACAGGCGTGTCGCGGATCATCGGCGCCAGGCGGTCCTTCGACCATGCCTCGGCCATCTCGAGCGTAGGCTGCAACAGCAGGATCGGCGCCGGTTCCTGATGAATATGGAACCCGATCACGTTGTTGATAATTTCAGTCCACCCGACCTGGGCCGCCTTTTGCACGACGACCTCTGCCACCACCGGGTCCCTTACCGCGTCCATGATTCCGCGCTGGTACGGCGCGCGATCGGTGCGCCACTGGCCCGGCTCGGCGGCGCTTTCGCTTGATAGCTTCCGGTACTGGTCCGCCCACTGGCTGACCGTCAGGGTCGGCGGCGGCGCCCAGTGCAGCCACATCGGTTGCAGAATCGTCCGGGCGGCCGGCGCTAAGTTCCGCCAGTGCCTCGTTGATAAGTCGGCGCACATCGGTCGCGACACGTTCGGCGTGGTCATGCGGTACTAGCTGGCGAACCGTTTCGGGTATCTGGACGAGGCGTTGCTTTGCCGTGGCGATCATAGCAGCAACCCACGCGCGCACGTCGTCGTCGAGGACCATGCGCCCGGCGCGTAGTTCGACCTCCTGGTGCGCGCGGTCCGCCTGCCACTTTGCCAGCCGCGTTCGCTCGGCGTTGAGGTCGGACGTCGTTTCGCTGGTATTCGGCGACCGCTTCTCGAGCGCCGCCTGCAAATATCTTATATACCAGGCCATGCACGGCCCGAGGTCGTACTTCCCGCGACCGGCGGACGGTAGCCCGGCGTGCGCTAGTTGCTGCACGCGCCGCGCTGTTAGGTTCAGCGCCTCGGCTACGGCATTAACATCAACAGCCACAACAGCGGTGCCACCTATGTCGCCGAAATAAACGGATTTTCCCACACTCTAGATTTTGGCGCCGTGACCTCGAGCAGACCGCTAAATAACTCGGCACTTTGTGAGCGGTTTTCTTCTGAAACCTTCGACCATATTTCGTCGACCAGCGACTCGAAAAACCGCGAGACGCCGGCGGCGCGTGATTCCTCGACCGTAATGTCGAACGACTCGAGCCGATTATTCGGGTTAAGGTTCATCGACGAACGGATCGCGACCGCCAGGCGATCGCCACGTATAACGGCAAACTTCGCATGGCTGTTGACCGCGCGGAACGAATCAGCGCCGAAACCTTTCACAAGTATCGCCGCCAGTTCCGGACGCCTCGAGAACATGGACGGATCGAGAATTATCCGGATCGTTCGTATCAGCCTGTTTCGCGCGAACTCGTGCGCGCGTTCAATATCGTAGATTCCCATCGTCCACGTTGACAGCGAAACATCGGCCGGGCCGGTCGCGATCAGAACGTGTTCGATCACGTCGACGAGACTGAATTGTCCGTTCGTGATCCCGCAAATCTCGTCGCCAGCGCGTAGCGGGCCGATCAGTTCGGCGGCCGACTGCGTCCCGCTTTTTCGGAACACTCGCCGCTTCGCCCGCAGCTTGCGGAATACGCGAGCATCGACCGCGCTCGCTGGCAGTTTCGCGACCGCCGTTACCATGTACGCCCGGACCCGTTGCCGGCCGGTTCAGTGAGCCGCAATTTAAGCGCCAGAGACGCCATTGCCCGCCCCTCCCTTTCGTGCATTTTCAAGAGAACATCATACTCCGAAATGTCAAAAGGTTGAGATTTTTCAGCGACTTGAATCAAAATCGCGACCCGGCGCGAGCCTACAATATGCCGGCAGTATTGCGCCAGGAGCGGTGCAACTTCCGGGCGCAACCAATCGAACACGCGGCTCTCGACGATCGTCCGCCATTCTGCGGCCTGATCCAGAGTTAGGTCCGCCGGTGGCTCCGGACGGTGGGCGATCTCAGCCCTGGGCGGCCGGAGATCCCGAGGAATTATCGCCAGGATTGCCGAACTCACGTTGGACTTTTCCACGACCACACACCACCCCTACGGCATCAAAGCGCTGGCGCAGCGCCCACCTGACCCACACTTTACGGGTTCGGCCTTGTCCTGCGTCCCACTTCATGCCGAAACGAAACAAACCTCGACACCCCTGTCCCTAGCAGGAACCCGCGGCTGCGTTACC